GGTCAAATGTACGAAGGACTTGACCCAACTGGTTCATTTAGTCAAGGTTACAATGAGAATTTTGGTGAAGGAGATTCAGTTGCAGGGAGAAATAATGCAGCAAGACGATTTGTGCAACAAGAACAATCACGATTCGGTCCTCAACAGATTACTACATCAACAGCCGGAGCACGTCCAAGTGGACCTGTTAATGTAAGACAAGTTCCAAAAGCACAACAACCCCAAGCACCTTCGTTTGTAACAGGACAACAACCTGCACAGCAACCTGCACAGCAACCTGCACAGCAGCAACCAATACCATTTAACCCCGATATTCTGACACAACCACAATTTAATGTTCCCGGTCAAACCACACAACAGGCTGGGTATAACCCACAAACCGTTGGAAATGCATTTAGACAACAAATAGGAACTCAAAATCAATACGTAGGACAGACTGGACAGACTGGACCGTATGCAGTACCAATGCCATCTACTACTCCTCCTACGAATGTTCAACAAATAGGAACTGCATTTCGTAATCAAATAAAGTCATCCAACGATTTTATACACGATTTGTTTGACACAATGGGAACATATCTGTACAAAATGACCCCTGAAGAAGCAGGTGCTTTTGCAGTTGATGTATATTTTAAAATGCGAGAGTGAGTAAATGAGCGAAGACATTCAAGCCTTCATTAATGAAATGGATGCGAAGATGTCGGCAAAGTCATTTCAATACTTTTTTGAAAACATACTCGGATTTGATTACTCACATCATCATGAATGTTGGGATAAGGGATTAGAAGAAAACCGATACTACTGTGTCAAAGCAAGTCGTGACCACGGTAAGTCTGTGTTCTTTATGTCGTACGCTCTATGGATAGCGGCATTTCGACCCGGAACGCACATCATGATTTTTTCACACTCACTGGAACAGACGCTTGAGCATATGCGATTTATTCGCAACAACATTGAATCTACACCCATTCTACGTGAATTAATTCCACAAGGCCGACCGTGGAGAAAAACATATTTCGAGTTTGCAAACGGAAGCCGAATGATGGCAAAGTCGGTTGGTGGAGGTACTCGTGGGTTCCACCCCGATGTGGTTGTATGCGACGATATTCTTTGGGGTACGACGGGTACTGAATTGCAACGTGCGGCTGATTGGTTCTATGGTGTTTTGCTTCCTGTGCTGCACCACACTGGTCGCATGATGATTGTTGGTACACCGTTTTCGTACAACGATTTGTATGCTGAACTGGAGGAAAGAGATGCTTTCACTGTTGAAACATACCCTGCTATCAACAATGAGGGTGAAGCACTATGGCCTGAACGGTGGAATCTTGAGGCACTTGACCACAGAAGACTTTCTATGCCAGCAATTCAATTTTCTCGTGAGTATCTTTGTGAACCAATTCACGACGTTGCAAGTATGTTTCCAAATGACATATTGGAAAAGGCTCGTGATAAAAACTTGGTATTGCTTGACAGGGCTGAAACCGATTACGATGAAGAGGGTGAGGCTGTAGGAATCTTTGGACAACACTTCATCGGATGGGACACAGCGATTGCATCGGACAAGAACGCTGACTTTACCGCAATGATGGTGCTTCGTACACCTCCTAATGAAAATGTTAAGCAAATCGTAGGCATTGTACACGAGAAGGGACTGGGTGGTGCGGCGCAAAAGAAACACATTCTGTTGCTCAACAATCGCTTCAAGCCTGATTTGATTGAACTTGAAGGTAACAACTTCCAGCGCATGTTTGCGGCTGAACTGAAAGAGATGCGTGACGACATTCCAATCAAGACATTTATGACAACTCGACAGCGCAAAGAAAGCATGTTTATGTCATTGCTGATGGCGTTTGAACAAGGTCAAATTCGCACACCGTATGGTGACGAACGCAGCCGTACTTTTACACATAAACTTGAACAAGAACTCAATCGTTTTGGTATGCAAAAGAACGGTAAATTAGAATCAGTTGGTACACACGATGACTTGGCTATGGCATTGGCGTTAGCCAACTGGGGTACGAAAGAGTTTCGTGGTACAGTTGTTTTGCTTGATGACTGGATGCCCGGATTTGGTGACTGGCTTGACAACACCGTAGGTGGTAAGAAAACAGGCGGGTGGATGATACCATGAATACAACACATCTTGGTAATCATCATTTCATGTACTGCGGTATATGTTACAAAGATGGAGATAAACCGTTTGGATTCTGCAAATTGTGCTGGATAACACATGGTAAACCGGAGGCTATGAAATGAGTTGTAATTGTGAACATTGTATAGGAATGACATCAGCATGGGACATGCTTGAAAAGAAATTATGCCCTGAAGGTAAAGCGGCAGCGAAACGTAAGTTCAAGGTTTATCCATCGGCGTATGCTAATGGATGGGCTGTGCAATACTGCCGTGGTAAGTTCCGTAAGAAAAAGGGGAAGAAAAAATGAAATTAAAACGTAAATCATGTTGTTGTGGTGGAACTGAAAAAACACCTTGTGTGTGTATGATAAAAGGTGTAATGGAGTGCTCGGCTACATCACCAAAGTGTCCTTGTTATGCACTACTTGATAAACAAAAAAATAAAATGAAACAAATGAAAAAGATGGTCGGCATAAGGTGATTTTTTGAGTACTCGCTGTTCTTGCTGTAATGACGTTCTTGTTATCAAGAACTTGAACCGTTGGTTCAAGGAAAAGTGGGTAGACGTTTCACGTAAGAAAAAAGACGGTACGCATCCTCCGTGTGGTCGTAGTAAGGCCAATAAATCGAGCAAAGGTTATCCAAAGTGTCGCCCAAGCGTCAAAGTATCAAGTAAGACTCCAAAGACCAGTGGCTCGATGAGTGAAGGTCAAAAGCGTGCGGCTACAAAACGCAAGCGAGCAAAAAAGCAGGGCGTAGGTGGTAAACCAACAATTGTCAAAATGCCAATTGTTGATACTGATGTACCCGGTCTTCGTATGGCATACAACTTTGACAACAGTGAACCAGTTATTGGTAATCAACCGTATGCTTGGGGTAAGGGTGATGAAATAACTCAAATGACTCCCAATGAGTATTTTGATTTTTTACAGCGAGAAGCCGATGAGTTTGATTTACCGCCTGTACCAAGCAATGATGCTAAGTTTCGATGGGACGGTAGGCAATTTAACGAGCATGGTGGGAGTCGTGAAAACATTGCTCGCATTATTGAAGGGATTAAGGGAGGAATGCCCATAGGTATGCCCGAACTTGGTTTTAGAAATGACAAGTTTAGCGGATTTCAAGAAGGTGGACATCGAATGGAAGCCTTACGACAAATGGGACACGGTGATACACCTGTTCCTGTATTTAGACACAATAAAATGGTGAAAGCAATGAAAGATGAAAAGAAAGACAAGAAAGACATGAAAGGTAAGAAAGGCATGGTAATGGTAATTGCCATTGGTGCTAAACCAAAGAAAGTCGGTGTAAAGAAGAAAAAGGACTAAATGATTGGTCAATGGAGAGGTCAATATGTGGGGTAGTGCATTTGTGGGCGATACCTATGATGTGCCTATTCATTTTTCTGATGAGTTCTCCAACATGGTCGTCAAAGCCTTATCTCAACACCCACATTTTTCATATGAAAATTTACCAGTCGAAGTTTCTTCTACTTTAATGATTAAAGAAGATTTAAAGAAATACTCGTTTGCAAAAAACGGTGATGGGTGGCTTGAATCGACATGGGGTAAAAGTGCAAACGATATTATTCGTGAGTGCCGTAAAGCCCGTCGTAACGATAAAGCCAACAAGCACCTGTATGATTCAATTATCACCGACGTACGTATGCTCAAAGCAATGGAAGTCGAAGCAACCATCAAACAATTGACTTGGGCTAATGGTCTTGATGAAGTTATCAAAAGTTTAGGACTTAACGATAAATTGCTAAAGTCATTGCGAAAGTTTGGCGAAAGTCGTTCTGTAAGCCTACAAAAAGCATGCCAACAATTTTTGAAAGCCAATACAGTTTTGAATTTACTTAATGACAAAGTGGACTGGACATCCGAAGACCAAGAAGAATGGGTCAATGCTCATCAATTACAAAAAGATGCAAAGAAAATGTGGCGTAATGTACTCAAGCAAACCGATAATTTACCACACGTTGATGTTCAAGCACTTGAGTTTGCATCTGATATTTTGGAAAAAGAAGGACCATTATCGAGTCGTGAACTTATACGGCGAGGTGTAGGTCATCTTGAAAAAAACATGACCGTCAATAAAATGGCATCTTTGCTTAAATTATATGGTGAAGAATACGATGTTTACAAAGCAACATCACGAAGTACGTATCTTAAATTTGGTTCTCACGGTTTGATTATCAAAGATATATGGGGTTACATGGCGGGTTCTCTTGATTCTGATGGTAGCATCTTTATTTCAGAACGTGGTGACCCTCGTGTAACATTTGTTGCCAGTGGAAACATGGGTAAACAATTGTGTGAAGATTTGCAAAAGGCTGTTGGGTGTGGTCGTTTGGTGACTGACCAAAAAGTTGCAAAGAATACGCAAAAATCAATTCACCGACTTATTTTTTCAGCCAAAGATGACATTCGGCACGTACTAAAACACTCTATGCCACATATGCGCTTGAAAGATTTGCAAGCCAAAGCGATGCTCGCTTACGTTGATGAAAAGGATAAACTGCGTAAGAATGAGTTGTACCAACTGGTGACATTTACCAATTGGAAAGACCATCAAACCAAATCCGAATCGTTATTAAACAAATGGGGAGTAGACGTTGATACCATAGGTGGTTATGCGGAGGGATTGTGATGGCGGAAGAACAAGGACGAATCTCACGATTCCTATCGGCTATTGGGAGTCCATTCCGTCGTCGTGAGAGTCCTACACCAACTATGCCGCTTTGGTCAAGCGGTATTCAAGAACCTGTTATGGCGCAGGGTATTACACTCCCTGCATTGTTTGCAGTAAGTAATGAGTCACTTATTCTTCGTACTGTACTTTCAAAACTACGTCAAGAAATGTTTCGACGTGGATTTTACTGGGAAAAGCGTTTCACTGTAAAATGTGTAGAATGTGATGAAGAATATCAACAAGAAATGGATGTTTGCAAGGAATGTGGTGGTGCTGTACGTAAACCCGACTCTGATGAATTAACCTACGCAAAGTGGTTGCTTAAGCAAGAAAACAGCATGGAACAATCGTTTCACCACCTACTCCATGAAGTTGAAAATGACCTTAACATCATTGACGACGCATTTTTAATTTTGGTAAAGGAGTACTTTATTGACCCTGAAACCAAAGAAGTACAATTTTATCGAGTCAAAGAAATGGTGCGTGGTGACCCTATTTTCATGCGTATTGTTGCTGATAAACGTGGTGTACGTGGCGGTCGATACAAGACCTGTTTGATACACCGTGACCAAGTAAAGACCCACGCCGAAGATGATACGTGCGAAATATGTGGTTCTGACTTACATGATGTCCATTACGTCAATATGGCGGGTAGCGGTAAGACCCAGTACTTTGTTGAAGGAGAAGTACTGCATGTTTCAAAATACAATCCATCAAAATTGTACGGTCGCTCTCCTGTCAATACCATGTGGCGACAAGCCATGACATTGACGGCAATGGACAACTACATTTACACGGCGTATCAAAAACGCCGTATTCCAAAAGGTGTCATATCTGTTACAACAGATAACCTTGAATCCATGAAAGCGTTTTGGAAGGCCACTGATGAAAAATTGGAACGTGACCCGCACTATATTCCTCGTGTTGGTATTGAATCACAATCGGGTCGTGGTGGTGTCAATTGGATTAAATTTATGGACACGCTTGAAGAAATGCAGTATATCGCTGTGCGTGACGAGATACGTAATCGCATAGCGGCTTTCTACGGTGTATCTTCAATCTTCATGGTTGATAACGGTAAGTCGGGTGGCTTAAACAACGAAGGTTTGCAAATACTTGTTACCAATCGTGCTGTCGAATTTGGTCAAAAGGTGTACACAGAAGTATTGTTCCCACGTCTACTTCGTCAAATGAACATTCATGATTGGAAACTCACACTTTATCCAAACGAAGAAGAGGATGAAATTACACGTCTACGACGAGATGAACAAGAACTCAACGTTGCACAACGTATGGCGCAACTCGGATTCCAACCCGAACTCTTGGAAGACCCATCGAATCGTGATGTGCGGTTTGTTTATCGTAAGCCACCACCTGCTCCAGCACCACCACCCGGTGGTGCGCCTCCACCCGGAGGTATGCCACCACAGATGATGGGTGGTCGAGGTATGCCACCAATGCCACCCGGTGGAGGTATGCCGCCACAGATGATGGGTGGAATGCCACAACAAATGATGGGCGGAGTGCCACCGCAATCACGACAACTTCCTCCCGGTATTGCACCACCGCTACAACCCGGTAGTGAGGGTATGGGAGTACGTAATCGTGGTCCAGTAGCACCACAACGACGTGGTACAATGGGAAGCGGTTCACCAATTTCGAGTGTTCAACAACGTGGACCTGAACCTTCTATAATGCAAAACGTTTCAAACGCATTATTGAATGCTCGTAGACCGAGAGGGCGGTAAAACTCTTTAAACAAGTATACAATGACACAAACAAGAGGGGTTCTTATGGATTTATTAAAAATGCACCCAATGGCACGTAAAATGGAACAAGCAAACAAGGCTTTCTTGACGGCTCTTGAACAAGGAGATGGTAGTCTTGCAAAACAGCACTTAAACGAAGTACAGAAACTATCGGACTTTTTGCTTGAAGACCTACAAACTGAAATCTTCAAGGCTGAAAATGCGGCTACAAAAACAGGTGCGCTCGACATCTATGTAAACGGAGTAGCACCGTACACATTCCAAAAGAAAGACAATTATGTTCCGCTTAATGGTAATCGTCTTACAGGTACAATGTCAAGCCGACAATCTCGAAGTAACTTCCGACCTGCAAGTGGAACATTTGGACGAAGAGGTTGAGTTCTATGGCTGACAGCGATGCACAGCAGTTGATGAGTGTTCTCATTACAAAAATGGAGAACATGGATTCTGACTTGGCATTGCTTAAGCAAGAAAATGAGCGTCTTCGTGCAACCATCAACAACCCAAAGATGTTACTACGTAAGATGGGATTGGTTTCAACATCTACTCCATTGTCTATGGATTTGGGATTTGACCCACTTCGTGCCGATATGGAAAACGATTCAATTCTTAAGGGTGACCCAGTTTCATCTGTACCACAAACTAACGAAGAGTTTCACATAATGTCTTGGGATGAAATTCATGAAATGGCCGCAACAGCAAAAGAACAGGAGATGAAACAATGAAGCCACGTTTTAGCGAAGCCCCTTTACTTATCAAAGCAAGGGAACTTGAACAAAGAATTAATCAATTGGAACTAATGAAAGCAAAAGATTGCCCTACTTGTAAAGATGGTAAATTGGATAAAGCGGGAATGTGTATGAAAGCAGGTTGTATGCCAAGTCACAAGATGGCTAAGGCTGACATGGCTACCAAAGACAAATACTGCATGAAAAACTTTGGTAAAAAATACTCCGAATGTTCAGCAAAAGAAAAAGCACAGTGTGACAAAGTTCACGGTAAAGTCGAAAAAGGCGAAAAGTGTCCTTCCTGTGGTGATAAAATGGAAAAAGGCGGCTGTATGAAAATGGGTTGCGGTGGTAAAATGGCTAAAGCCCAACCCGGTTACAAACCTGAAAAAATTACAGACGTAAACCCTGCTTTCATGGCTGAATCAGGTGGACAAACTAAGAGTGGTTACTTTACCACCAACGGTAAGACCATCGAAACAGAAGATGTACCAAAGAAAAAGAAGGGTAAGGATGCAACTAACATGGAGCAACTTTCAACTCGTATGAATCCACACGCTGGTGGCGGTGTAGATAGAGAAGACAGAATGGGCGAGCGAAAACAATAGGTGGTTTATTTGGGAAAAGTGTTGGTAAAAGCATCGACCAAAACAATGATGCGTGAAATGAGCGAACAACGTTCAGTACCAACAATTTGTCGTACATGCGGTGCAACACAACAAAACGGTTGCAGAATGCCTGAAATGATGGGAATGGATATTCACGCATGTCCAGCATTCCAGCCGCTATGATGGCGGTGAAAGTATGTCGTATGACCAACTTGATATTGCAAGTGCCGATTTACTAAAATCGTTGGACGACAAACTTGACCTTGAACGTAATGCTGCTGAATACATTATTGCATGGCAATCCATGCAAAAAGCACCAAGTGAAATTATCTACACATCGCTATATTCAATCGCTGATGCGATTATCAAAGAAAAAGAAGAGGGAGAAGATTCTTTTAAACAAGAATATGAAACTGGAACAGACACAGGTGCGGGATTGCTTCTCAATACGCAAGACACACAAGACGATTTGACAAACCACATTTGGGTTGATGGTTTACAACGTGGTAAGAAAAACGCTGACCACCACTCCGTGTGGCCTGTGTACCGCCCAACAGCAGGTCATCCATACAAAGAGTATCACTTTCCGTTCCACCCTGCCAATCACCCGCTTCTTCGTATGCATTCTGTAACAGGTATGCCGCACTATGTTGAAATGCTCCGAGCGCATACACTTGGTGGCTACATGGATGAAGAAAAAGAAATGGAAAAGGATTACTTAAGCGAACTTTCTAAAGAAAAACACCCGTTAATGTTTGGATTTCAGCCCGAAGGAACAGATAAAACATTCAAACTACTTGGAAGTATTTTGCAAAACGGCTCAATGCTTTCACATCAAAAAGACCTCTACCAACGTGATTTTCAACGATGGAAAAAACAAAACACAGAACGAGAAGATGAATATCTTGCAATGGGTATGACTCCAAAGGATGTTTTTCAAAAACTGCGTGAAGACCATTTTGAAGACCGAGCAAGGCAATGGGTAAGTGAAGATACAGTACTTGATGATAATTACAAAATTCATCCAACTGCATTAGGACATCACGGTTACATGCTTGGACTTGAGTGGTTGTCACCTGAAGAACGTACTGCGGTTATGAAAGGTATGCGTGAAGGTGTAGACGACAATCACTTGATTGAATTACCAAACGGTCAAAAAGTTCCATCGGCTCGTTTTACGCACAATGCGATTATGCGAAAAACACCTGAAATGAATTGGGCTGTACGAAGTCCGAGAATGTTAGGACGCAATGCTTCACTTCGATTAGAAGACAACGATACCGATTATGAAGCAAGTGAAGCAGGTCGTTTCTTACAATCAGGTATGGCAAGAGGAGCGCATCTTCCATACGGTTCAAACGATGATTCTATTGCTGATGTTATTCTTAATGAAATCAATGAATTGTACAATGGAATGCGAGAAGACGCTGGGAAAGGTTACAAGCAAAGAATGAAATTTTTACCACGACTTAATCTTCACAAAACAGGCGAACTTCCTGAATTGGAATGGGAGCAGTTGAAAGATGCTGAACGAGCACAATTTGGTAAAAGAACCATGAAAGTAGACCATGCAAGATTACCTATTGAAGACATTTTGTACATGGCAGGTTTTCATCCTAAAACAAGAGAACCACTTTCGATGCACCCTGTTTATGGGAAAATGGATGGTCCACTCGTACCGCTTGACTGGATTGAAAATATCGAGGAAGATGCTTCTTCGTCTATGAATCTACAACAACAAGAAAAAGATATTCGTAAGCACTTATCGTTTTTGAAAGCCGTTCATGGTCCAGCACCAAGTGAAGACAAGCCTTCGTATTGGCGCACAAGTGAAGACGGAAGACACACTTACGGTCTTGGCTCTTTTTGGTCCAAGCCGTTTCAAGGCATAGGTGGTGCGGGTATGACATTACCTACGTACAACGAAATTATTCATGCTACTACTTCAGACGATGACAGCGTATCGTTGCTCGGTGAAATGCATGATTTTGGTAATAGTGGTGAAAAAACTGTTATTGTACCAAATCAAAACAATCTTTCTTTGGGTGCTCACTTCATGCCTGAACACTCTCAAGAACACGGTCAATACGATAAAAACTCACAAAAATATGTTTATCATAATGAATTTAAAACAATTCAAAATATACTTTCACCGTCAAATGTTTCACGACCCGTACCAAGTGCGTCATCAAAATCAGGATTTAAAGAAGGTAAAACGTCGAAAAACAATTTTACTGAACACAAATCATCGCTTTCAGCCCCCTACGAATTTACAATACGGCATATGACTGATGGTGAGCGAAAAGATTTGTTTGAAAATCAACCTCATCTCAAAGCGTTTAACAGTGTACTTACAAGAAATCCATTCATACATCACGGTTCGTATCGTAATTATGCACCATATGGAAGCGATAAGCATATTGTCAATAATGCACAAGACACTCACAAACAAATTATGCAACTGGGTCGATTTAATCACTTAAACAACCCTACAGAAAAATCAGTTATATCGTTCAACGATTTCATACGAGATGCTCAACCAGTAAGTGGTGGTGAAACCACCGAAGATATGCTTGCGTATTTAGGGTGGGGTGTTCCATCACCATCATTTGGTAAAGTCAAAGACTACTTGCAAAGCAGTGAACAACGTGAAGGATTGCGTTTCTTAACTGAAATATCAAAAACCATTCAATCAACAAATCCAAAGGCTATTATGGAGTATTTAGAAAAAGAGGATTTTGAAGACCTGTACCAACGTTTAGGTTTTAACAAAAATGAAACTGCCCCAATAAAGCAAATTGTTGATAACTTCTTGGATGATGTACTGATAAGTTTGTCAAGTCGTAGTCGCTCGTTTAAGCATAAGAAGCCAACACTTCTTGATGCTGTTACCAGTGGTTTAAGTTTTGGTGGAGCACTCCCTGCATTTGAGCAAGAAGAAAAACTGCAAGCAGAAGTTGATGATTTGAATCAGCGTATGGTTGAGGCAGATGATATTGACAAACCAATTATTCAGCAACAACTTTCTCAAAAGGTTGCTGAATTAACCTCGCTTCAACAACAAGCCATTGAAAGCACTCAAGGTAAAATGACATCGCATTGGAAAATCGACCAACGACGTGAAGAAGACCTCAAGAAAGCACATCGTATGTTGGTAGCACAAGTTGCACCGATGATTAAAGAAAAAATGCTTGAGGCTGACCCTACCGCTTTTGACCCAAACGACCCGCAAAAATTTATTGACAACAACGCACGCATGTTCCGTGACGCACAACGATACATTACACATGTACCGCACGATGTACACGGATTGCAAACACTTGGTTACGGTCTTTCATTTGATGATATAACGTACGACAAACCCCCTGCAAACGATAACTTTCATCAAAATGTAGCATCGCATTTGCAAGAGCATGGATTCCAAGTAGACGGTAACATGAGCGTGGAAGAAGTGCTTGAAGCACTGGCGTTACCAAAGACTCCTGAAATGAAAGAACATGCTCGTTCAATTATCGACAGGTCGAATGAAATGAACACACCATTGTTTGCTTCTACAGTCAATCAACTATTGATGCATGGGAATGTAACTGACTTGCACAACAGCGATATTACACACCTTCACGATGAAAGTATACTTGAACAAGATGATAAAGATTTGAACGACGCAATGCGTTTCTCAAAGTTGGCTCAAGAAAATGGGTATCATGGTGCGCTCGATACCATTTACTCGGAGGTTAAGAAACCAAGTGCGTTTAAGTCATACCCTCAATTACACTCATTACCACGTCGTGTAAAACAACTTATGGGTGGTTCATTCACAGCACTTGCTGATGCGAATGGATTGGAGATGATTGAAAACGATGTACACGGTGCTCAACAATACAAACGTGGTTCATCAGGAAAAGGTCTTCCTCAAATCGCTGCTACGACACGAAATAATTTGGACACAATATTGCATTACAATCCAATGGTTGAACAGGAAGGACGAATGGAACAACCCACAACTTCCATTAGCGCAAGACCCGGCATGACACAAGTGCCTGTTGGTGCGCCTAATCCTAACAATTACAGTATCTTTGATACGTTTGATGCAGGTGGACATCACGGTGGATGGCTCGCTGCACCATCAGTTGGTGTTGAGTTTACAGCCGATGGTCAAATGGTAGCGGGTACAAATGTCGAAGAGGGATTGTACATGACTGTGCCACACGAACTTACCGACATGGTACATGGTAAAGATGTCCGAGAACAAGTATGGGGTAATGCCCCACCACCAAGAGAAAGCAATCTACCTATCTTTGGTCTTGACCCTGAAACGTTCCTACCAATTGGACAAGACCCGAACAGGCTGGCTCTCAACGAAATGACGGAGTTTATTCAAGGAATGCTTAATCCTGATGAGTTGTTGATGAAAGAAGAAGACCCCCAGTGGACTCCTTTGATTCGACCAATGCATCGCATCTTTGAAATGAGTGACTTAGAACACCTACGTGGATTTAGTGGTTCATGGGTCGTATCAAAATGGTACGATGGTAAGCGTGTCATGCTCATTAAGAACGGTGATGAAGTCACTGCCTTGAATGAGAAGGGTAAGAAGGTTGGTCTTCGCAAGAACCACCGTGAAGCACTGGTGAAGGTAAGCGACAAAAACTACGCTATTGACGGAATTATGGGGGATGAAGACCTCAATATTATTGATATTATTAATTACGACAACAATGATATTAGCGACATGCTGTTGTTTGAGCGTGTCAAGATTCTTCGCTCACAATTTGAAAGTCACGAGAATGTCATTGTACCCGGACCGCACGATACAAAAATGACAGACAATGAGGGCTTGAAAGAATCTGTCAAGCGAATGCAAGATGACCACGATAACATCTTGTTGCGTGATTCTAAATCCACATACATGAAAGGTGAGTATCGACATCCAAAGTGGATATTGTACCGACCGACTCGTGACTACAACTTCATTGTACTTGACCGACGAGGCAATGGACCGTACACATACCAATTGGGTGCAGGTCCACTGCTTGATGATGAAGGACTGCAAAACCGAGCCGTTACTATTGATGGTAAGCACTACATGGACATAGGTACAGCACGACGTGAGCAAAAGGCGTACAAGGTTGGTGATATTGTACGAGCATCGGTAAGCGGTATTACCAAGAAGACTCGTGGTGAAAAAAACGTTTACACTGTACAGATTCGTCAAATCGAAGGTGAGGGTGAGGGTGAAGGTCCAGCGAGCACCGAGTCGCTTGACTTGCTAACCAAAGGTTACCTACCTATCAATATCCCACATGATGTTGAATACGATGAAGATGGTTTACACGTTATTCTAAAGGACATTGATACTGTAACGTACCAAGTCGATGAAGTCGGTGATATGTGGTACGTGCATTCTCCAGTGAGTACAATGGGTGATTTGTACAAAAACGACTACAGTGTAACACTGGCTGAAAGCCTACAGCCGTTTTGGAGTCCACTTGCTCCGCTTTTGTTTAGCGGCCAATTGCAAAAGAAATCAAAAGTCGAAGACCTTGAAATGCCAAAGAAGCCATCAGCGAAGCGTATTGAGGAAAATTCAGTAGGTATCATCGAAGAAGATGATGAGAATATCTTACTCAAACCCGAAGACAAGAAAAAAGCATTGGAAGTTATTGTACGCACATTGGATAAACTTGCGAAAGAACGTATGACATGGACTGGACCGAAGGGACTGGGTATAGATTTAGGAACACCCGTTGAATCACCTGCTGGACCTACGCAACTTACTGATGAACAAAATCTACCTGACTATCATCAACGAGTCGATGATATTGAGCCTAAGAAAAAGAAAAAACCGCAACACTTCAAACCTGTTGAAACAGATACCGAAGAGGGTGAGCACCTTAGTTTGGACTTCAAAGACGATGAACCTGTACTTTCCAAAGTATAGTACGGGTTTAAATATGGTTACAAAGAATCGTTAGTTCAATGCTGACGCTAAAGCAACCTTCTATGGACATCGCTCTCCTTAAGAGTGGGTCTGACTTGGTTGTTGCAGGTTATGCATCGGTCGAACTTGTCGATAAGCAAGGCGACCTTATTACTCGTAGTGCTCTAAGGGATGCATTTGACGGGTTCATGAAGAGTGAAAAGTACCGCAACGTACAATTGGCTCACTCAAACATCCAAGTCGGTGAAGTCTTGGATTCTTACGTAGACAGCAATGGCCGAATGTGGAAGTCCGAATGTGACGACACTGGCATGTTTGTTGTTGTTCAACTCCGCAATGACATTGAGAAGGCTCGTGAAGTAGCCGCCGAGATTCGCAAGGGTAACCTTCGTGGATTCTCAATTGGAGGACAAGCATTCAAGCGAGTGCGAAAGTCTGACAATATCAAAGGCGACTACCAAGAGATTTCAAAAATGGAATTGCATGAAATTACTATTTGTGAGAAGGGTATTAACCCTGAAGCACAATTCAGTATACTAAAGGAGGACACAAATATGACAAATGAAGTTGATTTGAACAGCGTTATGGAACGATTGGAAGCCCGACTTGATGCAATGGAAAAGGGAGAAATACCTCCTCAACTCCGTGAGCACATCAAGGATAAAAAAGATGACGAACCAAAAGAAGAAATGAAAGATGGTGAAGACATGAAAGAAGAAAAGAAAGACGACGACAAAATGGCGTACATGAAAGGTGAAGATTTTGGCGATGTTATTACATCCGAATACCTTGACTGGATGGAAAACACGTTGAAATCTGCTGGTGTTAATACCGACGAGGCTCGTGCTCACTTTGATGATTTGGCTAAGGCTCAACTTGGTGGATTTGACAACCCTGATTCCGTCGATGGTGCTGATTACTTCGGTGGTCAAGTACGTGGACGAGGACAAGAAAGTGGTTCTCCTTCTACTGGTGCTATTTCCGCACTTACAGCAGGTGGCGGTAAGCAACCTGCTGGGGCAATGGGTCCAGCACAACTCTCAAAGGGCTACCTCAATGAAGGCAATGTTTCCCAAGCCGACATTGAAAATGCATACGAAGTATACAAAGCGGCATCTCTTGAACAAAACTTCCGAAACAACTTGGAAGCAAACTTTTCCCAGCGACTTGCAAAAGAACTCGAAATCGAGAAGCAAGAAGCAGACCGAAGCACTTTTGATGCTCGTGGACCTCTTGAAGAAGTCCTCAAGTCTATTGGTGACCTCTCCGAGCGCATTGATAATTTGAGCACCGAGAGCCACACCATTGCAAAGTCTGCTTCCTCCGCAAATGTTGAGATACCATCAACCCAAGACTTGGGTAACATGTCATGGGATGAGGTACACAACCTTGCAAGCAAAACGTTGAGGGGAGCCTGAAATTAGGAGTTGAAGAATATGGCAAGAGATTACATCCGAAGCATTACAGACATGGAACGATATTACTACGGCGCAGGTAACGCCATGGGTTACTCCTACTCCGGTAGCGAGTTACTCAAGGCTGACGCACCTATGCTGTCTACGACCGCAGGTACATACCAAGCAATCTACGGACGCAAGGTTTGGAGCCAGTTGAACCAAGAGTTCAACGCTTTCTCCATTCTACCAAAGCGACCTTGGGAGCGCAGTGGATGGCGAGTCATCACCGAGCGACCTTCTTTCACAGTTGGCGGCGGTGTTGCTGAAAACGCTACACTACCTGACACCACCAAGCCTATCTTCCAGCACATTGCTGCAAAACCAAAGACGATTGTCCACACATTCGATATGAGCGAAACGGCAATGTTCCTTGCTGACAAGGACGACGGACTTGGCGACATTCGAGCAATCCTCAAGGAAGAGATGGGTAAGCACCACGCTGAACACATCAACCGAATGATGACTGCTGACAAGGGAACTGCCGCAGGTAACGATTTCGAGTCACTCGACCGTGTTACCACTGGAGCATCCGCTTCCGCAAACGAAGACATTTACAGCATCGACCGAAGTGCCAACTCTTGGTCCCTCGCTGAACACAACGAGAACAGTGGTACTGACCGTGTGCTCTCCCTCGACCACCTTGACGACCTCTTCCAAAAGATTTGGACTCGTGGTGGTAACCCGAAGGTTATCCTTACTGGATATGACACACTTATGCGTCTACAGCAACTCCTCCAGTCGCAACAGCGATTCATGGAAGAGAAGCGTGTCACCCCTACCTACAACGGTGTAAAGGGTGTACCCGGTGTTGAAGCAGGTTTCATCGTTGCTACTTACAACGGTGTACCAATTATTCCTTCTAAGGATATTCAAACTGATACTATCAGTCGAATGTACTTCCTTGACACTGATTACCTTTACTTCTCCACTGCAATCCCTACGCAGTACTTTGAGTCCGGAATTGAAACTGGCGACCCATTCGCTATCAACCGTCTTGGACAAGAAGGTATGTACCGCACAATGGGAGAACTTTGGACTACTTTCTTTGGAGGTCACGGTTCCATTCGGGATTTGAAGTGAGGATAAAAAATTACGGAGATGATGAAAAATGGTAGCAACAACAACAGTAACAGAAAAAGGTCTAAGCATCAAAGTCGCTGATAGCGATTTTACACTTGTAGACATTCTTGTGGATTTGGACATGAGAACAGGAACACCAGTTGATGAAACAGGTTGGTTGAGTGGTAACGCAGGTGGTTCATACCCCGGTTCCCTCACTGGTTTCACCGCACAAAACACCGATGGTAACGCAGTAGGTAGTCTACGAATGGTTACTTTCACGGTAAACATTGTACAAGCGACAACCGTTGAACCTTTGGTATTTTCAGCAGGTGCATCGAAAATCATGGGAATTGTCGGACTCGCTTCGGCAACTTCCGCAAAAGATGTCACAGCAACAATGACCAACACAGGTAACGCAGGTGCAGATGCAACAGTCGCACCTCTTGCAACAACTGGCTCATTGCCTTGTCTTATCTTGGAATCAGAATCGGCAAATCAAGTAGTACAGGTAACTGTACTCCTACTCAACTGATGGTGAGGTTCCTTGCCCACGGTAACCTACACTGGTCCGTTCTTTGAACGAAGACGCAGGGATTCACCTGAATCATGGATTCGGGAAAAGTCTGTACCAGTAACCCAAGAGTGGCTCAATGAGTGGCGACATTCGCTTCCATTGAGTCATTTTAGGATTGAAGGTGATGAAGGAATAACCGTAGACGGTGGTAATGATGGCATTCCTGACTCCGGATGGAGTCGAAAGGATATACTTAATTGGCTGAATGAACAAAACGTTGATACACCAAGCGGGTACATGACCAAAACGAAGGCACTTGAACTCGTTGAGGCACATCTAAATCCATCCGAAGAAGAGGAAGCAACAAAATAAATTATAGGAGATGAACAATAATGGGATTTACAACAACGATTGACGCACGACCGCACTACTTGGGAGACTTACTCCTTGTCACTGGAACCTATGTTAATGACGGCGGTACAGGTGGAGGAGATATTGACCTTTCCGAGCATTTGAACGCAATTTTTGCAGCAGGTAACAATGCCGGCGAAGCATCAGCACCAGTACACACTACTGAAATTGATGCAACCGTAGGCACGACCTTAACCTTAGTCACAGGTGCTAACGTAAGCGGTACTTGGTGGGCATTAGGAAAGCGATGAGGTGACACCTCATGGCGGCACTAACCAAAGTCGGTTCAAAGATTATTGGACCTCTTTCACCAAAAGAGTTTAGTGACTTGAGCACACTGCAAACGACCATCAACACTGCTATTCAAGCAGTAAGCGATGCGAGTGCAACCAACGCAGTGCTTGGTACTGAATGCATTACGGTGCTTGGAAACACGTTTATCGTAGTCCTTTACCAACTCGCTTGAGGTGAGTAGGTGGGCTTTGAAGTACGCAACATTGACCTAAGCGACATGGCTCGTGCCAACAAAGAAGGCGTACGCTTTGACGTAAGTAACGTAGCCGACAAAAAAGATAATCCCTTAGCAGGGGTAACGAGTGCTCAACGCAACCGTAATCGTCATATCGGTGATGTGCTTAACATCGGAGCAGGGACACGTTGCACGCATTGCGGCTTTCTTCACTTCCTGTGGAGAGAAACCTGCGGGGCTTGCGACAAACCTATGGAATACAACTTAGGCCATCGAGATGAAACCAAACGAGCGTGATTTAATGAGTAAAGTATTTGTAAAAGCAATAGCACCACACCGACAAAAGGTGTTGCAAGGCGACAAAGAGATGCGCTTGCAACAACTTGCAAACCGAATGATGGCTGACCAAATGCGTGAAAGCGGTCAAAGCCCTACTGGTGACATGTTCACACAAGGCCGTGACAAACTCATGAGGGACATGGTGATGAATCCTGAAGCCCACAATATCAAGTTCATGGGCGAAAGAGTACCCTTTGAGGGGCAAACTTTGGGAAGTTCGCTTAGTGAGCCTGATGTAGCAGGAGAGCAAGCGGCTATTGATGCTAATTTTGGTAACTCACCTGAAGAACAAAAAGTGTTTGACCATTTGATGAGTCTTAGACCTGAAGAACAAAAAGTTCTTCAAAGAAATCGTGATATGACTCCACAAGACAAACTTATGTCTGAAATCATGGACGAGACAGGCAATCTAAAGCCTGACAGTCAATTTATGGATAGGGAAGAAGACGAGGAAAAAGAAGACGACGACAGCCCACAAAGCGAGGATGACCTCATGGACCGTATGGCTCGAAAGGCTGTACACCACATCAGCAGTTTCCGTGATGCTTGGATGGTCATAAAAAACGACCCGTACGATATGTATGGTAGAGAATATGACACACATTGTCCAAGATGCTACAAAGGTATTTATCGAGAAGATGAAGATGACTTGTTTATGATAAACAATATGGGCATGTGTACTGACTGTGCAATAAAGTGAGGGAGGAGTATGTATGCCAGTAGTATTCTCACCCGGTGAACCTGAAACAAGGCCACTCGACCCGACTGCTACTGTGTACACAACCGCCCAAAGAGTTGCTGACCTCCTTGACATTGGACCGCAAGAAGCCGTACTGATGTCGGCTGATGGTGATGCTGGTGCAATATACATTACAGGTACAGACTTTCGTAATCACGGTTTTACCGTTGGTGACAAAGTAAGAATCTACAGCGATGCTGACCCATTTGGTAAAGAAGACTTGGAGATTTCAGCCATAGGAGCAAGCACAGGTGGAGATACTGCTGGTACGGGTCATGTCAAAATTACGTTTACAACCTCACCCATTACAACATCGGAATATCAGGTAGCCGACAATGGGTACGTACAGAATCAAGCCTCGTTTACCAATGGTAAAACACGAGGCGTAACCAAAGCCAAAGTAGACCACGTTATCCTCAAGATGCAAGACCGCATTGATAACGTAACACACAACGCTTGGCGACCCTACTTGGTGAGTGCCGAATACATTAACTTCGATACTTACAAGCCATACCGACGACGATATTATACAGATTATGTTGGTACTGCACCACTCTTATTCCGCAACGTCCAACAAATGCTACGCATCGAGTTGTGGCAGGGTGATGACTATCGAGAGATATGCGGTGCGGAGGCACGTATCAAGTTTGATGATGTATCTGATTTGGCAACCGCAGGTATCTACATTTCACCCGGTAATGGTAGTGTTGCTTCTCTTGTACAAGGTACTGGTTCAGGACAATGGCGTGACGATTTTGACGCTACTACAGTGGCTCAAAATTTTGCGGATTTGGTAAACAAAGAAGACCGTGTAAACAAAGCAACTGTTGAGTTTTCTCCAGTCTTTACATTGGAAGGCTCTACGTCAAACGTGGGTGTTCATAACGAGTTCTTGGCAACAGCAAACAGCGATTATGGTACAGGTGTGGTAAAATTAACCTCAATGCGTCCTGTCAAAGCGGGTGAGAGTTGCAGTATTGTAACAACAAATTCCAACATTGAAATCTCACAAACACAAACAAATACGGCTACTGTAACCAGTATTGTATCGACTACTGTCAATGTAGACTCTACAACTGGCTTTGTCGATGCGGGTGTTTGTGTCAAAGGTGATACAGTGTTTCGTTATACCGGTAAAACAGCAACATCCTTTACAGGATGTGTCGTTGTCACTGGTTCAGCATTAGGCGACATTAGTGGTACAATCACCCAAGAATCGCTTTTGGTAGACTTGCAAGGTGGTTCAAGCAGTGGAGATAACGCACGACTTCGTGATTGGTGGATGGACTTTGAAGAGGGCATTGTTTACTTCAACAACTCTTATCCTTTCTTTGAATTTAACGCAATTAAGGTAGCCTACGTTTATGGTGAGCGTTACTTGGAAAAAGCCATTGAAGACATCTGTACGAAGATGGTGGCTATCGAATTGCTCATGGCTGATGACCGTAGCGTGTTGATTCCCGAAGGTACTCAAAACGTTGATTTAACCAGTAAAATACAATTGTATCAATCTGAAATCGACCGAACCCTACCGAAGTACATTGAAATGGTGGTGTTCAATTGAGAAAAAGTCCTATTCGTGAATGGTCAAAAGAGGGCGAAAGATACCACGAAGAAGCCAACGCTTTGCTATTGAAGGATGTCAATTTTCAAAGAAACCTCATTGAACAACTTGTCAATAGCCCACCTGACCTGCGACAACGTATGCAAAACATCGAACTCGTCGCACTTGGTTTCATGATGAAAGATGGTGAAATTATCAATCAACAAGGCTTGCCTCTCAACAAGAACGAAGAAAACAGGCTAAAGAAAGCAACAGACGAGAGCATGTTACGAATACACCCTGAACTTGCAAACAACGGGATGCGCTACGTTAATGGTGAAATTGTCTTAAAAACGTACCAAGACACCATCGAAGAAGCCGAAGTACGTCGAGTTCCGATGGGCGATACATACGGCCTACGATTGAAGAAGCGGTGATAGCATGGTTGCAACGTGGAAGGAAGGTCTTACGGCCCTGCTTGACATCTTTAAAACAGATTGGAACCGAGCCAACACTGGTAATTTTCGTCCAGTCGTTTTGGATATTACCGATACTTCTCCTGAACACGGCAAGCGTCTTGATTTACAAAAACACGATTTCGTATTACTTTATGAAACAGCGCACAACGAAGAAGCACCTGAACTGTTCTATGATTTTGTTACAACACGTATAAACATAACCGTAGACATGAGAACAGTTAAGGGTAGGAAACACTTGGAACTACTTGAGAACGAGATACGAAGACTTGTCCACAGTAAGCGAAAGGGGGATGGAACGAATTTTGACCGGTTAGTATTCAAGACACGAACCGACCTAAGTGACCGTAGCAAAATTCTATTTCGTATGACGTTTCAGATAGAAGTAGTGATACTCGCAGAATTGATACCATAGGTGATAAAAAATGCCATCGACAGTCTACAAGGGAGATGTTTCAGAAGTCTTATTTGCTCCGGAAACGGGCTTGATTATCCGTCATGGTACTGACGTTACAATGAGTGCCTCAAACAGTGGTGATGTTGCTACAATTACATTTTCATCGGAACAAAACAATGTATTGTTTGATTCTTCGCATCGTCTAAATTATCCAAAAAATGCACTGGTAGGTTCTCAAGTCACATTTAGTGGACTCGGTTCTGATACTGATGGTAAAATTTTTACCATTATTGAAAATGATGCTACAACGATTAAATTAAGTCCAGCAATGGCTTCAACAACTTTTTCTTCAGGCGATACATTGTTTATTCTACCTTACAAAACACCACCAATGGACACTGTTAATCATACTTATAATGGAGCCGCAAGTAATACTGCTGACCCAAGTGAATCATTACTGATTGACCAGTTTTTGGGAATTGCAAATGCAATTGCATTACCTGAAACAAAAGTTGATTTGAAGAGATACCACGTTGTCGGGCTTGGTCGAGATACTTCGGTGCAAGTACCCGGTAAGTTCATTACAGAAGGTGGTTCATTTGAGGTTAATCTTCATTCAGCCCGATGGTTGAAATATTGTTTAGGTAACGAAATAATTGGAACTATTGGTGATTCAAGTACCAACACCTACCTCACTGCCGCCGCCCATGCTGGTGAATCGCACATAACAGTGCATTCAAAAACAAATTTTGCTGCGGGAAAATACGTTTTAATACAACACGAAGAAGATACTGTAGTGGATATTGTCACTGACCATGCGGCTACGCAAGGTACATGGGATAGGACTATTGATGATAGGGATTTTGATAAAGCAAATCCTTATGAAATTCGTCGTATTATTGGTGTATCTGAACCTGATAATGTAATTTATCTCGATGAGCCATTAAAATTTAATCACAAATCGGGTGCTGAAAGTTCAGGTTCAATAGGAAGTACTGACACTGTATTTTTGTTGGATTATGCTACATCCGGCACAAATCCACCTACTATTGGCGCAACAAGTCAAACAGTCACTAATTCTGTTACGCATCTATTGTATGGTCGTAGTGAAGTACCTTCATTTTGTCTTGAAGTATCTCAACGTCGAAGCGATGTTGCGTTTTCAGGTGCAGGTGCGATTGGTACTACAACCGATTCAAAGGAACTAACACGTATTTATCGTGGCTGTAAAGTAACTGATTTTACTCTTACAACAGATAATGATGCCGCTTTGCGATTGTCTGTTAATTTCAATTCGGCATTGACGTTCACCGACACTGGTCGTCTTGATACACCCGGTACATCTACAAGTCGATATGTCGCACATCGTATGTTTGATGATACTGCACAAAATGCAACCGAGCGTTTGAAATCAGGTATTGGTATTGGTACACAAAAACCATTTATGTTTTACAATGGACAAATTAAAACTGCTGGTATTACTGTAGCGCAAGTATTGAGTTTCAGTCTTACTGGCTCGACAGGTATGCAAGGTTTCCATACCATCAATAACACACACGTTGCTACAGATTCGGCTGAATCTCAAGTACCTTTTGCGGGTAGTCGTAACACTTCCATTATGGTAGAGGGTCAAACCTCGTACGAGATGACTATGGAGATTGTTGTTGATGACCCTGTGTTTTACCATAAAATGCGTGCAGGTACGTCGTTTAGTGTAAATGATGAAGGCGCAACAACCAATCAAATTGTTGTTGAATTTGAAAAGCAAGCACGAGGGAGTACTTCTGCCTCCAATACTGAAAAAATTGTTATTCTTATTGACGAATACTACATTGTCGAAGCACCAATGCAAATTCCTGATGACAAAGGTGCAATGAAGAGTACAATGAAGATTATGCCAAAGAGTATCAAGGTACTTGCTCGTGATACCATTTTAAAGTATTGAGGTGAAAGTATGATTTATTCAATTAACCAGTGTCGAAAATTGGGATTAGCGGGTTATGCTGAATGGTTTTGTCTTGTAAATGAGTTACCATTTGATGAATCAATACCATTGGATAATATTCGGTCGATACATGACTGGGGTCTTAAACTTCTTACTACTGTGGAAGAACCTGCTAAACCCGTAGAGGAAGTCGTTGAAGAAGTAGAGGTCAAGAGCGACCCAGTAGCACCCCCACCTGCTGATACAAACCCATTCCCTACTGAACTACAGTACGATTCACTCACCGTAGCGGAACTACGCAACCTATGCAAAGAGCGTGGTCTACCCGTATACGGTACAAAAGCCGAGATAGTTTTGCGATTAAAGCAAAATGATGAAGGTATTATTCCCGAAGAAGAACCCGATAGCCCTACCGAAGAGGTAGCCCTTGACGGTGATTCGGAAGCCCCTACCGAAGAGGTAGCCGCATCCAATGGAGAGGAAACGAATGAAGAAGACCTTAATGGAGAACAAGAACCTATTGTTGAAGAACAAACAGCCGACGAAGTATGAAATAGCAGTGGATAAAGACGACCCATCCGTTTACATGGAAGTGTGGGTCAAGGACATATCCTACTTTGACATACAAGAGGCGACTGGACAACTTATGCAAATCAAAGGCAATGGTACACTAAAGTTCGACCTACAGGCTTACTGGAGATACGCTTTCACTCATTGGATTATCGAAACAAATCCTGTGCTTACACCCGAAGAGTTGCTTGACCTCAAGGGGTACGTAGGCGACCAAATAGCAAAAGTCCTTCCAAAACCCAATGAGATTTTGGAGGATATGACTGGAAATTTTACCAACGTGACCGAGTAGCGGTCACGCAATTTATGGAGAAAGAGCAGTACGAGGAACCCAACGACTACAACTTACAAATACAACAATGGGCGTACATCATAGCGACACATTACAACATATCCCTTGCCGAAGTATATGCCATGCCACGACCACTCTTTCAACAATCACTTACATGGGCTATGGTTATCAAAGAGCGACAAAATAAAAGAGAAGAGGAAAGAAGAGAGGAACAACGACTAAGGGCTAAAGTCGGTGACAGGGAGATAGTGAAACTGGATTACAACTTTCCGGAAGATTTTGATTGAGGGATAATATGACAGCACTTGCATCACTTGTTTCGATGTCCAACGCCGCAAGAGCGATTGGGCCGGCTTTTGAGATGGCAGGTCAAGCAATCAAAAACACCATCAGTGAATTGTGGAATTGGTTTAAAAGTACGTTCATTGACCCTGTTTTGAAAGGAATACAAAATATTGGAGATACATTCAAGGCTGTTTTTGACGCTGTTACAGACCCAATAGGAACGCTTCGAGGCAAGTTTAGTGAAATGATGGGGGGTATGATTGATAAAACAAAAATACTCGATGAGGCTGTTATGGCTGCATTTGCAAAAGAATGGGACGGAATGTTGAGCCTAAAAGAAACACCTGAATGGATGACTGCCGACCTATGGCAACGATTAGAACAAGAATCTTCAGTCATGGCCGCACAAGATTGGGACGGTATGCTTAATCTAAAAGGTGAAAAACCTGAATGGATGTCAAATGCGCTTTGGGAAGAACTCAAAACAAAAGGCACAGAAGCCGCAAAACAAGAATGGTACACATACCTCGACGTAGAGAATTTACCTTCTTGGATGACCAATGAAACATATGAAATGATTAAAGACCATGCAAAAGACTTGGATGATTTTGATTGGGAGGCTGCTTTTGCGACAGACACTAAGCCGTGGTTCTTAACGGACGAAGAATGGAATAACGCCAAAGAATATGGTCAAGGAAGTGTAAAAGCAATCAAAGATGATTGGGACGCATTTGTTGTAGAATCTGACGAACCTGAATGGTCAGAAGAAAGTTTTTGGAAAAACGCTTCGTCATCAATACGTGATAATGTCGTAATTGCTTTTCAGCAAATAAAAGAAGAAGGAAGAAAATTAGGAGAATCCCTTATTGCTTTTTTTATGAAACCTTTCAATATGCTTAAAGAAATGAGTGGAGGAGGGGGCGCAAGTGGTGGCGGCGGTTTTAGCATTATCGGCGGTGTTACTGATAGGGTAGCGTCGATGGTGGCCGATGATGTAGTCATGGGGCCAGTGGGCTACAGTCGAGTCCTTAGTGGACCCGAAGGTTCGTTTGCTCTCAACGATAAAGACACTATTGTAGCAGGTACAAATTTGGGCGGCGGAGGCGGTTCTACTTTCAACATCAATGTAAACGCCAATGGCATTACCGACCGCACCGATAAGCGACAACTGGCACGAGAGATTGGTAACATGATTCAACAGGAGATGTCACGTAGTATCGGCGGTACAACCATGCGAGGTCGATACGGATGAGCACTGGACACTCCACTACTCCTGTGCGCCTAATAAGTCAAAACGGGCGGTTCTATGAGTTGTCCTGTACCAGTGTGTCGATTGACATAGATAGGAAGGTTATGGCAATACCTCTCCCCGCTACGGGTTCTACGAGAATAACTGCCGACCTGAATCTTACCAACAGCGTCATTACGCTTGAGGGCGTAATAACAGACGGTGACGCTGTACTATCTTCGACAGGTCAAGCGGCGAGTGCTATCATTGATTTTAGTTCTGTAGCCGCCACTACGGATTTGAATCATTCCACGCAATTTGTTTCTTCAATAGTGCCTTTTTCAGCCTCACAAGGGGCATACAATAATTTGGATGGGAGTGTATTGAATAACGATACTTTCGCTGATTTTAATCGCATACAGTTTTGGAGAGGCACAGTAACAGGGGGAGAGAAAAATATTTTTACAGTATTTTTAGGTGTAAATAACGCTGCCGCAGGGTTTGATACTACTTCGTCATCTGATGAGTATATATTGTCTTATCACAACGGTAGTGCTTTGAAAACTGCGGCTGAAATGGCAACGGGTTTACACAACCTAATTACAAGTGAAATCCCAACATTAAATTCACAAATTATCAGTGGTAAAAATGGCGCAAATATGGCTGTTGAAATTACGTTTACAAATGTACCTACAGGTTCTACATTTACAAATGACATGTATTATCCTCACGCAACAATGGCGGGTTTCGAGCCACGTATGACGACGATGAATAAAGGAGTCGAAGCCACCTCTACAGCAAATTTGAGTGCGGGTGATATTGTGCAACAACTCTATGCTATTCTTTCAAATTCTCAAAACAGGTGGAGAAGAGGCGTAATTGGTGATGATGACCGCCATCCTTCACATTATATCATAGGTTTACAATTACCCTACCTCTCTTCTATTGATGTTCCAACTGGTGAAAAACATTTATCGAGAGTAATGTACTCAACCACTGGATTTGGTACACATGCGTTTCAAACAAAAAGTACAAACTTTGCAAAGTTTGGCCGCACAGCCGGTACTGACTTTGATATTACTGATTCGGGAGTAACGTTTACTGGAATGAAAGTTGCTGTTGATAAAGCAACGTTTGTACAAGTTGGTGGTGAACCAAACGTCTACTCATTCACTATTCTTTTAATCGCAACAAACATGATTTTGTAGGTGTTGTTATGGTCGCAATTGGAAGAACAAGTCATGCTTTCTTTTTCGATGGTGTGTCTGATTCAATTGTTATTCCTCAAAGTCGTTTTGCAAGCACAGGTGTACATCGAGGTAGTGTGAAAACTCCTATTACAACACTGGGTGAGCAAGAACTTGAAAGTTCAATAGCCGCAACCGAATTTTCCGATTTTGTAATTGAAGCATGGGTTATACCTGATTGTGGTGGAATAGTTGTCGAGCGAGAAAATCAATTTCGTATTACTCTTGGTACTGTAGATACTGCGGGTCCAGCGATATTTGAGTTAATGATGCAAACGCCTTCGGGTGACAAAAGTATGTTCATCAAAAGTGCAACTGAAACTGCAACACGATACGACGGTATTGTGTTCCCTTCACAGGAATTTGGCGGTATACACGATACGTACAACCGTTTCGACACGAGTACATATGGTGAAGCCACCAGTTTGAATTTTAAGCATCGACCGTTGTATCATGTTGTCTGTTCGTACAAAAACAATCTCATGGAGATGCACGTTAATGGTGAACGTATTGCCTTTGAAGAATTTCCAGAATCGTTTCGTCCAAAACCTGTGGATGGTCATATTTACGTCGGTGGTAAGGGAGGACAATTTCGTGGTGCAATAGAAGCATTGCATTTTTCAGATAGTGCGGGTGTGAACGTTTTTGCACCTGAAATGCCTACAATGACAGATGCTACAACGGGTATGTATAGGTTTGAAGAACCGCTTGATATTGTTGAAACAATCTACACAATGAATGCGGTGACAGCCGCAACAGACGGTAGCACAACGACGTTTACAATTGCAACAGCCGACGCTCAAAGTTTAATTGCTAAACTAACAGGTAAAGCATACGACAGCAGTAGTCCTATTGCAACCTTTACTGATTCGCCGTACAGCATGGGGAAGTACAAAGTCAATGATTTGTATACTGCACCTGCTACTCCTACGACTCTTTCTGTGGCACACACGCCCTACAACCTGCTCATCAACGCAGGGGCTATCAATCAAAACACATTCAAGCCTAATCAAAAACCACCTGAACGGGTGCGTCTACACTCAATTAACGGAAGCAACGGTACAGTCACTATATCAAGCATACACGTTGATTTTGTAAATGGGACGAATGGCCTACGAGGTTTGCTACACTCAAGAACGGCTGACGTGGACAATTACTTTGTTGTCGTCAATGCCGACTTATTGATTGATAATGGGACAGGGCGACCGTATCAACCTCCACACTATGGTTCGCAAATTTTAGACCGTACAGGTCAAATGGTATTGGACGAAAGTGAACATGAGAATCACGGTTTAGTTTACTCCTCTCGTATGGCAATATCCAGTATAGACACGGACAATCCTTTTGCCGTAACGTGGCCTACACACCTTGATGATTTATTCCAAGTGGGACACAGTGGACGACATGCACTAACGCATATTGTTGGACATGAATATATGCGAAAATTACCAAAACCAACAGAAATGAGTGTAGACCAACTTATGGATGGTAGTGCTGATGTGGTATCATTATCTTTTGATTCGAGTCAATCTAACCTTCGTAACGGAATTACTATGAACAGTAAAATAGACACTTTTACTGGAAACTTTGTCGGTAAAGTGTTGAATTTTGTCAATTCAAGTCCTGTTCAATCTATAGTCAATAACGGCTTACCTGCAAGTAAGAAAGAACTTATTGCTATTGGTGGTGCTACGTTTGATGCACAACCGTTTTTCTTGAAAGGTCCAGTGCCTTTACTGTACGATGACGCTGATGCAAGATTATACCACTTACGACCCGAAAAAGAATCTCGCATTGCTTTGCTTAAAGTACCTGCATTACAGTCCTCTCACAATCTTGCACCATTTGTTGAAATTCATTATAACGCCATTGACATAACTGGTGCAAGCATGGGGATTAGTGGTCCAATGCTCATGGTTGAAAAAACTGTACCAGCAGGGTCTTTTGACTTAGGTAGTGGTACTCGTGTTATTGATGTAATAACCAGTGACCTTGCAAATGCAGTCCTCTTTTCACCCGGTGGTTACATTGATGTAAGTGCTACGGACACCACACTAAGCACAGCACTACAAAATCCACATTCACTGCTGGGCGACAGTACAGGTGGGGAAGAAAATGATGCCGAACTTGATTTTTCTACTTGTCCTGTCAATTACACTCCTGTAAACGATACTACTGCTATCCCTGCATCACCACCAAAGGTTGTCAATAAATCACACAATAACGCTGTACATGAATCTGTTTATCATAAAATTTTATTGAATCCAAGCACAGGTTTGGAAAACAATACTATCACAAATGGTATATTACAACCAATCGCTGATAAAACAAGTACTGGAGAATTTGATATTTCACCAATGACTTTGAAGAGTCATACCTTTGAAATGTTTGATGTCATTGACAATACTCTTACATTGGATGGAAACAAAGGAAAATTGTTTATTCATCCTACGAATCGAAATCGCACGAATCAATTGAACAAGTTGAATACCATGACAAGTATACAACAATCAGAATTTACACTGCTTGAACTTATGACTCGTGGGCGAGTTCGTAGCATCGCTGAAAAAGTCGATGGTGACAGTAACATGCGTACTACCGAGGTAACCATTCATGGTATTGCTGAAAGCGCACTATCGCAAAACGTCAATGTGCTTGGTAGTGGTTCGCCTGATTCTCACGTCGTCAAAGAGATTGAACCCAATGCGCCTGTCGTTACTGTCACGCTTGGCGGTCCCGGTCAAGGGGCGGTCAATACCAAGCCCACCTTCGACCCTTCGCCGTTAATGCGTCTACCCGGCTCAACACGACGAATGTGCGCTGTACAAGCGACGGAGATAGCAGCCACAAATAGCAACACAAGTGGTATTAGCAACACGTTAATGATACGACCACTCAACAACAATTCACCTGATTTAGTTTCATGGGGAACGTATTGTTTTCCACAAAAAGGGCGTATTTTTCTCGCTGACGGTGCAAGCGCATTATACGAATCAAAAACTGGTGTTGGGTTTGCATTCAACAATGATGCTGATGCAGTAAGCGAAGGACGATTCTTGACAGGTGATGGCACTGCTGTACCAAATTTTTATGTGTGGGCTAAGGAAACGGGAGTGCTACGTGGTACAGCATCAGCAGGTGCAACTGTAACTGAAACCATTGCTGAATACATTTACAACGACGATAATTTTAACGATGACTCACTCTCACAGGACGGTAGTACAGTCAATGACCGATTATTTCAATCAATGGATGGAGTAACGCATGACTATCAGTTAGGCACACAGTATTCAAGCACTCGTGCAATGGTCGAAATACCGTTCTTCCCTCAACAGTTTTTTGACCATGAAAGTGAAAATGTGTTCCCCGGACCTGACAACAGCATGAAAATACATATTGATGCCACATATACAGCGCACACTTGGAATCCTACACCTGTTGGACGACGTGCTGATGACATTCAGATAGCCGACCGTACTGCGTCATCGGCTTATTCATACAACATTAATAATCAAGATTACGTTTCCTCTACAACAATTACAAAAGTAGTGTATGATTCAGGAAATAAATTCTACAAAATTTACGTTTCCCATCCTTCTTTGTTTCCACCAGTTGATACTTCTGTCTTAGAGTACTCAAACATGAAAAAATTACCTCGATTTAGGAGAGCATTTTTGGGTAACGGTCTATGGTGTATGTATCGTAACGACCCAAGTAGTGATGGGTTTTTGCGTGTAGATGAAAATGATAGCGGTACAAGCGGTATCATATCAGGTTCGTATGCTAAGGGTTTCTTTGAAGCGGCAGTACCGCAAACTGCTCTTTTTATTGCACAAGGTTATCGTAGTGAAAATTTAGTACCTATTGCGTCGGATAAAGAAACGTCTTCTTCTGATTATGAAGCACGTTCACCGTACTACTACGATAATGCAAACGTCAAAACACAAGGCGGTAATTTGGATTATGGTCTTCGACAGTACGTTAGTGCCATAGAAATCAAAGCAGGTCCACTTGTCAATCCACATGCACCAAGAGTGCAATCAGGTGTAGCCCAATCAACAATCAAATCATCTGGTAACATAGGTGGACTCTATACACTTATTCTTGAAGATACAAGTAATTTTCCCGAATTGACTGAAATTTCAAGAAGTATCACCAATACTCTCGATTTGAGTGAAGGTGATTTACTTTATACGGCTGAAATAATTTTAGCGGATGGAACAACTCATGAACTGGTATATTATGGACGTATATCATCGTTTTCTGGTGCTGTAACAGACCAACCGAACGTTGTTCTATGCCAATCAGCAAATACGTCACTTACAGGTCTTGAAGGTGCTACTTTAAAATTAAAACGTGCTGGTAGGGCATTACATTCAGCCGCAAGTGTTTCATCTTCAATAACAGGTGAACGCACAGCATTAACGTTCCTTCCCGATACTTCTGAACAGTGGACAATCGCAGTAGCCGCATCCAGTAGTACTACTACATCCATTCAAATTACAACTTCCGCATCTGACCGTCTTGCCTCATCAAATACGGTAGGACTGAATATACGTAAAGACGATGAGTTGTACATTGACGATATATCGGGAGGTGACATTGATTATCTTGGAAAAGTGTCTTCAATTGTTTCTAATGTAGTCGGGAGTACAACGAACACAGTCATCACGCTTACAGCAAACAACGCTTGTGCTGTAGCAGTTGGTGATAAAATTCGAGTGTCTATTGATAGCGTCATACCCGAAGACCATGATGCTATATTGAACGCTACATGGCTAAACCCGTATGCCGCAGGTGGTATGCGAAACGGTGACACAGTGTGGATGAACATGACCATGAACAATCCACATGCTGTAGAGGGAATGTTTTGTAAGAGCCGTGGTGTGCTTAACGAACATCTTGTTTGGAAAGGTTTCAACGGTGGACGTGGTTCACTTACCAGTCGTCCTCGTGACTCAATCCCTCTTGAGAATTTTTTGATTGGTGATACGTGTTTAGAAACAGCGCAAAACTTGGCTCAACACATTAACAAAACAATTGAAATCAATTATGAATCAATGCTTGGTAGTACATACACAGATATTCCGAGAGTAGCGTACGTAGACCCATATCTTGCTACAGAAGGACATGCTCGTGTATTGCTCTACGATGTAGCCCATGACCGTGAATTTATCGCATTCCATGACCTACACATGCAAGTTCAATCGAGTGCGGCTACACCGCATATTGGGTTTGGTCGTGACATTGTACATGCGGGTGGCGTGTTAAAACTCGACCGTTTCTTGGTATCTCACAATGGTGGCGCACCGCATTACTTTACAACTCAAATCGACGTAGCCAATGGGTTTCCAAGTGAAAACAAATACTTGCGTAGTACGCAACAATCGAAGTTTATTGAATCAGCCTACGCACACGATATAGCAAACAGCAATGCAAATTTCTTGATTGAAGACATAAGCGACTCAACAAACAACAGGGGTAAGAATAAACAGTTGATGGGTAAAGGTCACGGTCACTTTGTACATTCAGGACTAATGTATGGTTACAATAGTAACATCTACGCTGTGAGTGACAACGCATTGCCTCGTGTCGAACCTGCTGTAGCATCGGTGTATTGGGCAAATGAAAAACACAAAAATACAAGACGACCAAGTAAAGACAGATTTGTTGAAGCACTTAAATTGCATCGGTTATCAAAAAATCCGTCTACGTTTAGTTTCCGTGACGCAAGTACGTTGTTCGATACACCTGATGGCACACGTTGTATTTCAGCATTTTTGAGTTTGAAAGGTATACGCTCCTCTACTCTCGATTTAGCGACTCATGAAGAAGACCGTTTAGAACATCTACCGCATTGGACTGAGATGGACTTTGTACGTCGCATGGTCATTGATTGTGGTGAAGTTGGAGTTAAAGAGGGTGTTACGGATATTGAAGCCGCTACTCGTGAAATTGTTCGTCTAATCAATCAAGGCGGAGCAAAGAACGGTCGAACTCATGCTCGTCGTCCATCTCAACAGTACCCCGGTGAAAGCGAAAGTCTTGACCTTACACGTATTGGTGTACGACAGGACGTTACATCTGAAGCAAAAGACCCAAGTAGCGCACATATCAATGCTGATTTTGCCGCTACAGGTTCGACCTTTGACCCTGCTCCGTGGTGGTTTGTTGATGAAGCATTTGACACTCACGACCGTGGTAGCCACATGGGATATGTGCGTGCTCACATTGGGCGTGTTGTTGAAGACATGAACGGAAACGAAGGCTTTTCGATTATCATTCACTCTACTGTACCCGGTGCATCAGGACGTAACTTCTGTGTATGGCTTGACAACAGTAAGGGTCAATCAAACTACAAGCCACAATTTCTTATTGGACACGGTGGCCGATTCCGTAACTTTTGGTGTCAGCCCGATGAAACACTGGGTGAGAACATGCACCCAGCCCCAATGCCTCTTAACAAGCATGGTCGTCCTTTTGCTCCTGTTACAACGCTTCGTGAGTACGTGCTTCAAGAGGAGCCTGATGAACCCTTTACTAACAATCACGATGTGGGTAACCGTAAATCAAACAACTCATCAGAAAACCGCAATGTATCGGCACGAATTGGTGGTATCAATCACAATACAGTGTCGGATGAATCATTTGAAGTTCAAGGACTTTCAACCAATCTTGTTGAGGGATTGCGAGCAGGTAAGCAAGCAGTAGGGCGTATCAACTTCGGCGGTCTTGTAGCATCAGGAATACCCGGTTTTGCACCCGATGCTGGCACGCATGGTTTTGGTCGTAGAGGCGATGAGCGATTTGACTTCAAGTACGGTCAAGCCATCAAGTTTGGCGACAGTGACCCTACTGCGATTACTGCATACACAGCGCACGTTAATCCGAATGATACAACAGAAGATGCAATCGGTGATTCACCATTGTATGGTTTTAGGTTTACCGACCATCGAGGTAGAGGGTATGGCGTACGATACGTATACCGTAAATTCGGTCAATCTTTTTCCAATGACAATACTACATTACCTTCAACATTAGAAGATGAAATTATCGTTCACATCAATGACGACGATGTTTCAATGGGTGGCTTTTCTCTTGGTGGACATATGCTTGGTTGGGGTGACCCAACTGGTCGTTTGGACGCATCGGGGCTTCAACTTTCCAAATGGCGTGGTAACCGATGGAGAGGTATGTATGCACCAGATGCGGGTGTTGATGCCCAAGTAACATGGGACGGCACAGCAAACACACTTACTGTCGTGTTTCAAGCACCATTCAATACTGGTGCTTCTTCTTCACCATTAGCAAATCATCCTGATTTACTTGGTTATCTTGGCTACCCGCATAGTAACGGTGTTATTCATCTTCATGATACATTTACGGGTACTTCTCAAGATGGTTTTATTGGTAATGTATTATCATATGAATCAAGAACTGTGGATGACATTACTGGAACACATATTTTCTTCGGTATACGTGGCGAATCATTCTCATCATCTCATCACGTTAGCAGTGGTACTGTAACAGACGTAGCAAAAACGCAACCTCACGCTTCAGACAATACCATGCGTGTGTTACTATCATCACGCATTAATTGGACAACGCTGATGACAGACGAAATTCTTGCATTTGCAACCAACGTAGCAATTAATCATCCAAATCCAAATCAAGAAGATGGAATAGCAATTGATGTACGACACATGTACGCTTGTGATGGTCGTACGCTTGGTGAATGGGGCGTAGCCAGTGATGCGATTATTGTGCGTTCACATAATCCACAGCGTGGTGCTACACCAATCTCACGCATGTTTTCTTCAAGTTTGCACACCGATTATTCTATTCAAGCGGCTCACCTTGAATACGGTGAATATGAAACACTTTCAAAAGACGCTACTGGAATTTACACATTTAGTTCATCAGCCGATGCTGTACACCAACCGATAAGCGATGCATTGCTTGACAAAAATCGACAAATTGATGCTGGTTATCTTCCAAGAACGGTACTACAAATTCGTACAAAAGGACGAGGGTATCACGCCAATACCCCTACACCTATCCTTGTTGATTCGTTTAACGACCCTGTACCAGTCGATACTTGGCGTAATAATTTGAAAGGAATAACATTTACATCCACAAGCGGTGACCATATTTTACCTGCTTTAAACAATGACATGATACTCATTGATGATTACAACTCTTCTTCTAAAGTTTTCAATACACCTTCATCATCTTATTCAATTACTCATGCGCTTATTCCAGCAGGGCAAGAAAGTGCAACATTTACTGATAGTGGAGGGGTTTCTCGTAGTAAAGAATTATCTTTTGGTGAAAGAAAACGATTCTACTACACAGACAAACAATTTGCATTACTTGTATCAGAACAGGGTTCAAACTCATTAACAGAAATAAAATTGGAAAGAGATGATTTTGCAAACGATGATTGGGTAGCCAATTTTACTGGTACACTTATTGCAAAAGACCACATATTCATGCGTTTTGGACAACAACAAATTGGTGGTCGTCGTTCATACGGTGCTGTTGATGCTGAACCGCTTGTGTATTTTAGAGGGGCAATAGATAGTAACGACCATTCAGTACCATTGTATTTTGGCGGTGGTTTTAGCGGTGTAGTGTTGGACATTAACGATGGTACAGAAAACGATTATTCTTCGTTCTATACACACCCATATTCCAACGGACCTACAGGCACAGCAGGTATACAAAATGCCAATGAGATTTCTACTTCATTTGCTATTGTAGACTGCAACGCATTGCTTGCATTCTTCCCCGCTACACCATTACTGAATCAACACCGTGGCAGTTTAACGCACCCAGTAGCCAATCGTAACAATGTACTTTCACCCGATTTAGCGGGTGGTGCTCAACCGCCTCATCCTAACACACCAGCCCATGTACAAGCAAGATACACAGCAGGTATTGTACAGCAAAAACCATCGCCACTTGTGTTACGTGTAGCAAATCCAAACGCTCGATACAAAGATACCGATGTGGGTGAAACACACACGACATACATTATCTTTGGTCCCGGTCAAGCCTTCCCATTTACAGAAATGGCGGCTGTAAATACAGATGAAAAACCTCATCCCGGTTATGTTGTTACAACTGGAAACACATGGAGTAAAGTACCCGCCAGTAAAAACCTACCAAATGAAATTAAAAATTCGGATAATCAATACGGCCCACCATCAGCCGCTTATCAAACGGCTCGCCAAGTATTTCATTGGAATACAACGTGGAATTGGTCACCAGCACAAGGTGTACCAAACATTGGGACAACGAGTGGTGCTGGGCTAATTCAAAGACCTGAACATGGTTCACACTACGGTGAACATTTCACAAAGAGTGTACGTGTAACTACATCAAACATTGAAGATTATCGCAAAGCGCACCCGTATAAATTCGTAGGAGCAATGTACTACGGTATTGCTATGGGTGCTGATTTGTGCTTCCACATGGACGGTGGTTATCACCCCGGTGGTTCTTGGATGGACAACCAGTTGTCATTTAACCCACCGCACGATATTAGCGACTACAAAATAAATCGAGGACACAACATTGTTCATCCATCAGCATTCCGTGTTTCAGGAAAACTTGCAAACAATTTCGTTACAGGTGTAAGTAATGAAAATATTGCTACATTGTATGAAGATGAATTTATTGTAGTCGATGCTACACGCTGTCAAAACGGTGAAGAGTTAGCAACCATACTTGGTCAATCCATCAACGAGTTCCCCGGAAGTAGTGCTATCAAAGCAATGGGAGGAACATTTGCACCATCAATGGGCAACGCTATGCGCCAAGACCGTTATGGGTGGGTTGAGATGTCATTCGGTTCTTATGTTATTGATAGTGTAACGTCTAAAACAATTTTGAAAGCAACCATTGGGAGCGCAACTCAAGCGACACTCGAACAAATACCTGCATGTGGATGGCTTCGTACACCCGATGGTGGTACGACCAATGTTGGTTCGGGTGACATACCTACGTTTGCACCTTATCATAGTCGAGAAGTTGTATCAGATGGTAGTGGTGGTTTTGACGTGCATTTCTTGCTTGCACCAAATCGTTCATCCAGTCGGCCATTAATGGAAAGCCTAAGAACTTACGATGACGTAGCACGAGGTGCGTACGCAGTAGGTTCTTCTCACCCCAACTATAGTGGAGGTAATCCAAGTGCAGTATATGTTTGGTCAAAAGCAGGTGTACATCGGTTCAACAATGAAAACGATTCGACTCGTGACCACATGACGCAAGTACACTTTAGCGGTGTAGTCGATGCTATTGACCGTACTCGCCCTGTAGGGGCTGTAGGATGGGCAGGGGAGCGTTATTCATACCTTAACTCTCTCAAGGTAGGTTCGGAGCAGTATGGTGCAGGTTTAGGCGCATGGCATCCTATGCTTGGTTTTTCCCCTTACGGTTCAAGCAATAGTTGTATGACAGCGTTTGGTCACCTTGCACATAGCAACCCAATTACTTTCACCCCTGAAGCATCTCAACGTATAAACAATCAAGGAAATTCTGAAACAGTGATAACGACACCGTATACATGGAAGTACGGTCTTGCTTTATCAAATTCATACTATAGCGGTTATGCATTTGATAGTGCTGAAAATTCCAATTTAGGTGCTTCTCCAGTAACATATCGTGATATTGACGATGATACGTTTGCATTACCACGTAGTCTTCACATGCCACAGGGTGTATACAGTCGGGCCTTTGTTGTCATATCGTATGAAAGTGAAATGGCACTTGTAGCAAAACATGACAGAGATGGTATAAAAGCAACAGGAGATTGGCTTTCTGTATCATCAAAGGTAAATGTCGATAGTGTAGCCCCCGCAACCGCTATCACGTTTGCGGGTACTACACGATGGGATGAGCGTATTCACAACCCTGAGCGATTTACTGCACCTGCTAACGCTGGACCCAACATAGAGGCTTTGATAGCAAACGGATTTGCACACACCACTGCTACCTACCCAAGTGCGTACAATTTTGGTGCAGCATTAGCAGATGATTCTACTTTGTTCAATGCCGAACCGTGTTTTAACGAAACTGGTGATTTGTTTTATGACCTTGATGAAAGTCCCGCTTCCATACATCTTGAAACAATTACAGGAGTAGAACGAAACCTACGAAGAAAGTACACAATATCAAGCAGTGATGCTTCTATTACTTCACGATATGCAACAGGAAGAAACTTTTGGGAGGGTGATTTGAATGCATTCCAACTTGCTGAACATTCGCCAGTAAAGAATTTCTCCGTTGAAAATGTAGTATGGAAACGTATGGATGGTGGTAACTTATCGCTCCCTGCTGTCAATGCTCGTGGTCTTGGTGCAGTACCGTTTATCACTCGTGTATCAGGCGGAAGTCCACACATTACTGGTGAAAAATTGTTTGGTAATTGTCGGTTTTCATTTGAAACAACCAACTCGGCAATGTACCCAATTATACAGGCGCAAGAGTTGAGTCATCCACAAATTGCGGCTCGGCATCCTGATGAGTTACGTAACGTGCTTGAGATACCGAATGAAGAGTTGCAATTCTTAGCCCTGTCTGTTGTAGATGATACTGGTCAAAAACATTCAATTGAAGGTGGCTCACCGTTCGGTACAATCATTCGTTCATTTAAACAAATTTCAGACCGTACAGCCGAAGGGTTAGCACCATCGGAAGCGGGAAGTGGTGTTGAACCAAACTTGAAGATTCAACTACCTGATGCTGATGCTATCCCCGGTAATATCATCGTACGTAGTGGATTTAACCGTCTACAAGCCTATCAGAACGAAACAATGGGTACGGGTGGTATGCTACGTCCAAACATCGAAACGGGCATAGAGGGCATCTTTACAGACGCTACAGACGGTCCACGCTTAGGACCGACATTTAGCGACCACGAATATGACCATATCAGTCAAAACTCCGTAGGTGAAGCCTTCCCTGATATGACACGAAAGGGTTGGAAGTCGGCAACCAACAATGCACCACTGAAGACATCGTATGAACTGCATGACCGAGCCTTATTCTTCCATATTACCAAGAACGGTAACTCGCACACGCATCGCTATCCAGCGTTTTATTCACACGCTAACGGTATAACCTCTAATGCGCTTACCGCTTCATCATATTCAGGCACTACTTTAACAGTGAATGCAACAATCAATACGACATTATACCGTGACGCATACGGTGATTCACAAAAAGATGGCGGTGGTACACGTCGATTCTTACGCATATACAATGATGCGACTGGCGAAAGCGGCGTTGCTTCGTTTACTGGTATATCATCTAACACTTTTACTGGTTGTGTAGGTGACTCGGCATTCGATGCTATTGTTGCTAAGAGTAGCATAACTTCATTCAGTGTTGTTCCTTCATACTACGTACCTGCTGGTAGTAACCGATTCTTTGCGGCACGTCGAATCCGTGACCATGCAGAAGTAAGCGGTAACAGTCCTGATATGGCTCATTCAATGTATGTTACAGGTCATGGTGGGGCTAATGTATTGTGTTATGATGCGTATAAGAAAACACGACTTACACCTATGGCAATACCACGCATGGGACATCACTTCGTAAACGCTACACAGGCTATGTTACCCGGACACTGGGCGCATCCCGCATATCAGGGACTTTACTTCAAACATCGAGCAGACCGTTCAGCGACTCAAAAGAATCTTGAAAAGAGCCTTATTCAAGACACTGCCCTAAGCATTGATAGAGCAAATCTTCCATCGGCTACACAAATACAGATACCCGGATATGACCCTATGCTAACGTTTGGTTCAATGACTGCAACACCAAGCGGTCCGAGCGATATTCACGGTGGCGGATTTACACTTATGTTTGAAACTAAAGTAAAATACGATGGATATGGTGTGTTGGCTTCAAAAGGACAAGCAGGTATTGTAAACTCAAAAGGTGGACACACTATTGTTTTAGAAGCAGGTGCTACATACACACTCAAACACCACTTTCCTGACCCATCGGAAGTTGGTGCATATCAAATTATCATACAACCCAATGTACACAAATCACAGTTTCATGGTTATCATGAAAATGGCGGTGCTACTGGATTACCTGATGGTTCAGTCAATGAATTAACTGGGCAACAAGTAGCGTTGGTTATTGGTATACGTGAGCCTGATTCAGCCACAGGTGGACTTGGTTTAGTTTTGGCTGAAACAACAATGGCTGACGTGCGTGGTTGTGAGGTATTTATCAATGAGGTCATGCTTGACCATGACCCTGATTATGGTGGACAACTGGCAAACATACCTCCGCTACTATTGTACAATGCGTTGGGTGTACAAAACACAGAAGCACCCGCATTTATACGGCGAAGCCTACCATATCATCCCGGTATGTTTATTGATGCTACACCCGGTTTTACAACCAACATTCCGTGGTGGTCTATTGTACACAAGATTAGTCCTGAAGATTCATCAGCAGTAGGATTTCGCCATTTATCATGGCACAAGATTGACAACTATTACGAGTTTATACGTGCTGGTGCTGGAAGTATAGCAGGGCAATTGACACTTGCAGGTTATCCGTCAAATCACCCTGACTTTTATTCAACTATAATAGAAAACATCAGCCTATCGCCCGTAGCGGTTGTTAAAGCAGTAGCCTCTACACTTATCACTGTAGATGACGCAAGAGGATTCCCTAAAGTACCGTATTACGGTATGAAGTTGGAATACACCGACGCTAACGGTATACGACGTACACATACCTACACTGAACGCAGTGGTAATGATGCTTCACACATGAATAAACCACATAGATTTACTATTACTGCATCTTCAAACTTTACCAATAACCTTACTGTAGGAACAAAGATTCGTTTGACTCGTGCGTATGATTTTCGCCCTGCTGGTAAATTGATGAAAGAATCAAAATCAAGTATTTTTACACGCATGTTACCTCAATTACTACAGGGCAGTCGTGATACTAACAGTCTTCATATGGCTGACGCTTATCTGTGTTTATGGAATCCTAATCTTGGGCGACCTCACACGTTTTATTCTGATGCAAGTCGTACTTGGTTAAGTACAACTGCTGATAGGGCTGTTAATCGAAAACCGCTTAACAGTATGCCTGAACATTACGAAACAATTCATTACCATGATGCTACATATTACAACAGTTTAGGTCCATTTACTTT